GTACAAGGACATTCCATACAACCTGCCTAATGGAACTACGCTCACACTCGCAAGCACCTGTAAGTATTTGGAGATACCAAAGATAGCGAAGAATGGCGACACTATTCTATATTCCACCAAAGAGACTTCCGAAAACGCAATAGCAAGCAAAAAAGAACACATAGAAAGTGCAACATTCATAACGCCGCCAGACAATTTGGATATTTGCGACATAAAGAAATTGAAGATTGTTAGGGTGAAGCCGACTGTCCTCCATATAGCGCAGGATTTATACATCAAAAAAGTCGAAAAGACATCTGGCAGTAGATTTTCATTTCTTGTGTTTTATGACAAGTACCTATTAGGCGGCTTCGGTTTTGACCTGCCGAGACATAGAGGATATGACGAATATGACCTTTGGCTGTTGAGTGATTTTTGCACGAACAATAACATATACAGATTGAGCAAATTCATTCTTTATCTGATTAAGACAGACTACGTGAAACGCTCACTGTCACGTGCAAGAAGAAAAGACCAAAGTACGGTATTCACGAAAGTTTATACGCATCTGCCCGTCTCAATGAAATACCGAGGCGTGTTTGACAAGGTAGGCAGGGAAGAAAACAACCTGCTATATGAAACCGTGTTAGGAACGATGGGCAGCATACAGAACGCTTTTGATAAGTATCAGAAATTAAAGAACAAGAAAGGATAACATGGGTAAGTGGAAAATAGAGGAAGTGGATATTAATCTACTTGTTGAAGCAGAGAAGAACGCGAACCAAATGTCAAAGAAAGACTTTGAACAGTTGGTGAACAATATAAATGTCAGTGGAGGACTGAGCAGTGCTATCGGCTGTTACAAGCGAGACGGCAAATTTGTGATATTCAGCGGACACCATCGTTACAGGGCAGCTTTACAGCTGCGGTATAAGACCGTGCCTGTCATTTATGCGGATGAAGCAGACTTGTCAAAGGATGAAGTAATCGCCTTGCAGTTGTCGCATAACTCTCTGCATGGAGAAGATAACAAAGGGATATTGAAACGGTTGTTTGAAGAGATACAAAGCGTAGATTTCAAGTCCTTTGCCCATATAGATATAAATCAGTTACAGTCTCTTGATGTCAGCGGAATATCCTTTGTGCCTGAAAGTGAGCATTACTCAATGTATGTTGTATTGTATAGAAAAGACTTGGAAAATCTAGCCGACTTGCTTGAGATGACGGCAGAAGATGTGAAGACTGCGGATGTCGTACTTATGGCGGACGGAGAAGAGAACGAGGAATTTATGCTCAGACTCACAAAGGAGATACGGCATAAGTATCAGTTGAGAAGTGCGCACATGGGCTTCTGCAAGCTATTGGAGCTTGCAAAGCTCGGTATGGAATACGACCTTGCAAATAGGAAAGAAGAATAAATAGGATAACATGAAAATAGGGATAATAAAAGAAACAAAGACACCGATTGATAATCGTGTGGCTATATCTCCGCAGAGCGCAGAAAAGATACTCAAACAGTGCAGCGAAGATAACGCAGAGCGCAGAAAAGATATTTCTATCGCGTTAGAAAAATCAGACAACCGATGTTTTAAGCCAACAATGTATGACTACCTCGGAGTGGAAACGGACAAGGAAGATATGTCAGACTGTGATGTGTTGTTTGGTGTTAAGGAAGTTAACATTGAAGCCCTGATACCAAACAAACATTACTTTTTCTTCGGCCATGTGGCGAAGATGCAAGAATATAACAAACCGTTGCTCCAAGCGATGGTTGACAAGCATATCACTTTCACGGATTACGAGTATCTCACAGACGAAAAAGGTAATCGGGTCTGCGCCTTTGGCTGGTATGCAGGCGTAGTCGGTGCATACAACACGATAAGACTTATAGGAAAAAGATATGGATTGTTCGATGTTGGAGCTATTCATGGTTTCTATGATGTTGATAAGTTTAAAGACGTTGCTCCGAAACTAAAACAGACCAAACTAAATATTCTCGTAACAGGAGATGGCAAGGTCGCTCTTGGTGTCCGCATCGTATTGGGCTTTGTCGGCTATAAGGAAGTGCCGCTAAACAGTGAAGAATTGGCAAACGGTTTCTGCTATTCAGTCGCCAAGACGCAAGACCTTGTTGAACGCATTGACGGTGAACCATACAGCAGAGACGACTTTCATGCGCATCCCGAAATGTATAGAAGCAAGTTCGACCAATATACAAAGAAATATCACGCACTCATCGCTGCGCATAAATGGGAGAAAGGTCAGCCAATATACCTGTCAGAGAAAACATTGCGTAACGCGAAGAATAACATAAAGGTAGTAGGAGATATAACCTGCGACATCAACGGAAGCATTTGCACCACCATAAAGCCGTCAACACACAAGCAACCGTTCTATTCAGTGAAGCTATTGAAAGGAAAGGTTGTAAAATGCTCTGACACGAGCAAAGACGCAATCAGTGTAATGGCGGTAGATAATCTACCAAATGCCTTGCCAATAGATGCAAGTGTGGGGTTTTCCACCGAGCTTGAAGATGTCATTATAAATCATCTTCTTGTCAACGGTGCAGACGATGAAATGATAAAAAGGGCTACGATTGTGAAGAACGGCAGGATAACAGACCGTTACACTTATTTGAACGATTATTTAAAAGCATAAGGTATGGGAAGAACTAAGAGACCTGCGGATAAATACATATTGGCGTGCTATCAGAAGAAAGCATGTAACATGACTGCCACTGCGGAAGCGTTGGGAATTTCACGCAGACAACTATATAAATGGTATAACGGCAGCGTCAAGTTGAAAGCCGAGATGGATAACATCAAGGAGTCAATGCTTGACTTTGCAGAATCAAAACTTGCCGAGCTTATAGCGCAAGGCGATAAGACGGCAATAATATTTTTCCTAAAATGCCAAGGTAAGAAACGTGGTTACATTGAGAGGCAGGAAACGGAAATATCCGTAAACCCATTCCAAGAACTTATGAAGTCTTTGCCAGATGAGTAAGAACTACAACAATGAATTAGAAAAGCAACAATACTTCTTTAGGAAGTGGAGAGCAGATTGGAATACATTTGTTACCGATGTGCTTAAAGCCAATCTTGACAAAGAACAGCAAGCAATCATTCGAGCCGTGCAACACGAGCCGATGGTTGCCGTTGCGAGTGGTACTGCACGAGGAAAGGATTTCGTCGCGGCGTGCGCTGCCTTATGTTTTATGTACCTAACTCCGAGGTGGAATAAAAAAGGCGAATTGGTTAAGAATACAAAGATAGCACTTACGGCGCCCTCGAACAGACAAGTGTCAAATATTATGACACCAGAAGTTCGCAGGTTGTTCCGTAATGCTCAATTCTTACCGGGCAGACTTGTTGCCGATGACATAAGAACGGAATATGAAGAGTGGTTCTTGACTGGGTTTAAAGCCGCAGACGACAACACCGAGGCATGGTCGGGTTTCCACGCTGTTAATACAATGTTCGTAGTAACTGAGGCTTCGGGTATTCCCGAAAAAGTATATGCCGCCCTTGAAGGAAACTTGCAGGGCAATTCACGCTTACTATTGGTGTTTAACCCAAACGCTACGACAGGCTATGCTGCAAGGGCAATGAAGTCTGACCGCTTTAAAAAGTTCCGTCTTAACTCTTTGAACGCAGAAAACGTTAAAAGGAAAGAACAGATAATACCGGGGCAGGTGAACTATGAATGGGTTGCTGACAAGGTTCAGACATGGTGTACCCCTATAAAGAAAGATGACTTCAACGAAGAATTAGGCGATTTCCGATGGGAGAGAAAACTATACCGCCCGAATGACCTCTTTAGAATAAAGGTGCTTGGGCTGTTCCCTCGTGTGTCGGAAGATGTGCTTATTCCTTACGATTGGATAGAAAGGGCTAATCATCGTTGGCAGGAACTCAAAGAAACAGGATTTACTCCGACAGGCAAGGCTTGCATTGGTGTGGATGTGGCAGGTATGGGATGCGATAGCTCCGTCCTTGCCATTCGATACAGCGACTTTGTTGAGGAGTTCCAAGTTCACCAAAGCGGAGGAAAGGCAGACCACATGCACGTTGTCGGCATGATAAACAAGGCACTTAAAACGAGCGATGATATGGCATATATAGATACTATTGGCGAGGGTGCGCCTGTGTTGTCTCGTCTTATCGAATTAGGACATTCCAACTGCGTGAGTTGCAAGTTTTCTGAAAGCGCAAAAAACCTGCACGATGAAAGCGGAGAATATGAGTTTGCCAACATGAAAGCATATTTATATTGGGCTTTGAGAGATTGGCTTGACCCGAAGAACGGTCATAATGCTGCATTGCCTCCCGATGATATGTTAGCAGAAGAGTGTACTGAAACGCATTGGAGTTTGACAAGTACAGGCAAAATAGCC